GAAACAAAAACTTTGAATGATGGACAAAGCAGGACATATTTACCATAAAACTTATTATTTCTTTTATCTGAACTAAGAACTCCTTCAAATCCTTCTTTTTCAGAGCCTATTATTGAATAAGAAATATTTTGTTGCTTTGCCATATCTATAAATGACAGGAATTCGTTAAGTGTTTTTACAATTATCATTATAATCACCTCCTTCTGAGATGATTATAGCACAAACGGTTAAAAAATACAATCGGCATAAGTAGTACAAGAAAGGAAAATTAAAATTATGGAAGAATTAAAGGTATTTGAAAATGCAGAGTTTGGCTCTGTAAGAACAACAACAGTAAACGGAGAGATTATGTTTGTCGGTAAGGATGTAGCGGAAATCCTCGAGTACCAAAACGGTAGTCGAGATATTAACCGCCATGTAGATGAAGAAGATAGACATAAGGTCATGCTTTTTGACGGTAATCAGAATAAAGAAACAATCATTATAAACGAATCGGGTTTGTACAGTCTTATCCTATCAAGCAAAATGCCGAATGCGAAGAAGTTTAAGCATTGGGTTACGGCTGATGTATTACCGGCAATACGCAAAACGGGAATGTATGCGACCGAAGAACTATTGGAAAATCCCGATTTGGCTATACAGGCGTTTACGGCATTAAAATTGGAGCGAGAGAAAAATAAGAAACTAAACACCACTGTTAAAGTTCAAGAACAGCAGATTATGGAACTTCAACCAAAGGCGTCATATTATGATTTAGTTTTAAATTGTCCCGATTTATTATCAGTCACTGTCATAGCAAAGGATTACGGTAAGTCGGCAAAATGGTTAAACAATTTCTTAAAAGAACACCAGATACAGTTTAAGCAAGGAGGGATATGGCTGTTGTATAAGGAATATGCTGAAAAAGGCTATACAAGTACAAAGACGCATACTGTAAACGGAAATGACGGCAAGCAACATTCTAAAGTAAATACATATTGGACACAAAAAGGCAGATTATTTATTTATGCATTGTTAAAGAACGAGGGTATACTTCCGATAATGGAACAGAAGCAGATCGCTTAGTACAAAGTAATAGGACAAAAAATGAAAAACATAGATTATAACGGGAGGTGGAGATTATGGAGGCGGAAAAGACCAAAAAGGCAAGAAAGCCGAGAAAGCAACCTAAAGTACACGTTGAAGTGGTAGGCAGTTGGCAAGACAGACCTGCTTATGAGCGTTTTCAGCATTGGAAACCTCATATAGAAAATATGTATCATATGCTTGGGTACGGTGATGTAACAGTTGAGCCGTCGCAGGAGATGATTGACGAGTACAATGCTATTCAAGCAAACAAAGAAAAAGGAGCTTAATGCTCCGACGATAGGACAAGCTCACAGGATAAAGAGAGGTAAACAAATGAACACAATAGGAATTGCACTGATAAGTTTCGGTATCGGACTAATCATAAGTTGGAAATTGGCAGAAAGGGACAGGAAGAATGCTAAAAAGAAAACCAAAAACAGAGAATGAGAAAACGGAAGAATATTTCCACAGAGAAGTATTTCCGATGATTAACGCATTCGCCAAGGAGTGCAGAGGACACGCAAAACAGAAAATAACGGTGAAAGGAATATTTTCAAATGAACAAATATGTAGTAATGACGGGCAGAGATGATGTAGTGGTTTTAAACGCTGATGACAACAAGTCGGTTAAGGCATACATAGCAAAAGGATACGGGATAACAAATCGTATCAAGTCAAAGCACCCGCTTGAAATGAGTGTTGCGAAGATTATCAGTGGAGATAATTAAACGGCTATGACAAAATACGAATTTGACGATTGGGCGTGCATAGACGATGACTTTGCTTGTCGTGATGATGACTTCGCCTGTATCGACGATGATTGGGCGTGCATAGATGATGATGACGCAGTATGTGACGATGAACGTGACGGACTTACGGAAGAAGAAGCCGACGCATACGAAAAGGGAAAAGCGTGGTATGACCTATTCAAAGAGGTATTGCAGTATCCGTACAGTTACGGATTATCTTGGGGAATAGTTTTAGCATACAGACAACCTATAAAATATCAGAATTAGGAGGTGAGAAGGGTGGCAGATGAGAAGAAAATACTGAAAATGTATAACGATTTAACACCAAATGAAAAGCATTTGGTAGGTGTTTTCGTAAATGCGATGATACTTAGTCGCAATAAAAATGACCGTCAGAGCGGCAACTCAATAACGGTCAAATAACAAAAACACATAGATTATTAATCTATGTCAACATTATACCACGGAAAGGAACGAAAATCAATGATAAAGATAAATGAACTCCAACTTGAGAATGTCAAGCGAATAAAGGCGGTTAAGCTTGAGCCGGCACAAAGTGGATTGACGGTTATCGGTGGCAAAAACGGACAGGGTAAAACTTCTGTCATAGACAGTATAGCGTGGGCGTTGGGCGGTGACAAATACCGTCCGTCACAACCGCAACGTGACGGTTCGGTTATTCCGCCTATTCTTCATATTGAATTGTCAAACGGTTTAATTGTAGAACGTAAAGGCAAGAACAGTGCATTGAAAGTAATAGATCCGAACGGTAACAAAGGCGGTCAACAGCTTTTGAATGAGTTTATTGAACAATTTGCACTGGACTTGCCGAAATTTATGCAAGGCACATCAAAGGAAAAAGCCGAGATACTGCTTCAAGTAATCGGTGTCGGAGAGCAGTTATATGAAATTGAAAACAGAGAAAAACAACTTTACAACGAACGTACCGCAATCGGAAGAATAGCAGACCAAAAGAAGAAGTTTGCGGAAGAAATAGTCGATTATCCCGAAGCACCGAAAGAACTTATTTCAATCTCGGAACTTATCCTAAAGCAACAGGAAATACTTGCAAAAAACGGCGAAAACCAACGTAAACGTGAAAAGGCACAATCACTTTTAAAGCGCTCCGAAGATTTAAAAGCACAGATTACAAATCTTCAATCACAACTTGATGTTGTACTTTCAGATCTTGAAATTGCACAAAAATCGGCACTTGATTTGCACGACGAATCAACCGAAGAAATTGAACAGAACATCAAGAACATTGAGCAGATAAACATTAAAGTTCGTGCCAATATGGATAAAGACAAAGCCGAAGAAGAAGCGAAAGAATACAAGGACAAGTATGACGAGCTTACCACAGCTATTAGTAACGTTCGTACAGAAAAAACGAATTTATTGAAGAATGCAAATCTGCCACTTGATGGACTGTCGGTTGAGGACGGCGAGCTTACATACAAAGGCTTTAAGTGGGATAACATGAGCGGTGCGGAGCAGATGAAAGTATCAACGGCTATTGTCAGAAAGCTCAATCCCAATTGTGGTTTTGTACTTCTTGATAAGTTGGAGCAAATGGATACCGACACATTAAAAGAGTTCGGTGAATGGCTTGAAAAAGAGGGATTGCAGGCAATAGCCACAAGAGTAAGTACAGGTGAAGAATGCAGTATCATCATTGAGGACGGATATTCAAGCGAATCAAGCACAGCAACACCTAATGCGACAAAAACTTGGAAAGAGGGAGAATTTTAATGGATATTACAAGCGGAAAAATCGAATCGGCACAAAAAGTAATCATATACGGCCCTGAGGGAATAGGCAAATCAACGTTTGCGTCGAAGTTCCCAAGTCCTCTGTTTTCGGATACAGAGGGCAGTACAAAACATATGGACGTAAGACGTTTGCCTAAGCCTACCTCTTGGACATTGCTAAAAGAGGAAGTAGCATATGTCAAAGCAAATCCGACTGTATGCAAAACATACATTATAGATACATTTGATTGGGCGGAAAGACTTTGTATTGCAAAGATATGCGCAGATAATAACAAAAAAAGTATTGAAGATTTCGGATATGGTTCGGGATATGTTTACGAATTAGAGGAAATAGGCAGATTTTTAAATTCACTTGATGAATTGATTGAATTGGGTATCAATGTAGTTTTGACGGCTCATGCACAGTTGCGCAAATTTGAACAGCCGGACGAAATGGGAGCATATGACCGTTGGGAGTTGAAACTCGGCAAAAAAACAAGTTCGCAGATTTCACCTATTTTGAAAGAGTGGGCGGATATGATTTTATTTGTCAACTATAAAACATTTTCGGTTGCGACAGATGATAAAGGAACAAAACATAAGGCACAGGGCGGTACAAGAACAATGTACACCACGCATCACCCTTGTTGGGACGCAAAGAACCGTCATAATCTTCCGGACGAAATGCCGTTTGAATATGAACGAATTGCACATTGTTTTAAAGATAATGCACCGACACAAGCGATTACGCCGACAGTCGCACCACATATAGAGCCGACTGTTTCACAGGTAGTCACACCACCACAAAAAACGACAGTTGCACCGCCTGCACCGCCGATTGACAACAACGTATCAGACGAAAGAAAAGAATTTGATACACCGGCACAATCGTTTGATATGCCGAACGGAAATATACCGAAAGCATTGTCGGATTTAATGCAGATTAATAAGGTAACAGACGCAGAAATCAGACAGGCAGTTGCGTATAAAGGATATTATCCCGAAGATACACCGATAGAAAATTACGACGCTGATTTTATCAACGGTGTATTGGTAGGAGCATGGAATCAAGTATTTGAGATTATAAAGAAAATGAGAAATGAGAATGTATTTCAAGGAGGTAACGAATAATGGCAGAAGAAAGAGAATTTGGTTGGGATGATGAAATAGAAAACGACAATGAGTTTCAAATATTGCCCGACGGTGATTATAATTTTACGGTAACAGGCTTTGAGCGTGGCAGACATCAAGGAAGTGCTAAACTTCCGCCGTGCAATAAAGCGATTATAACATTAAACGTTGCGGACGGCAAAGGTAACCAAGGTACGATTAAACACAACCTGTTTTTACATACAAAAACAGAGGGAATGCTTTGTGCATTTTTTACCGCAATAGGACAGAGAAAGCATGGCGAAAAGTGCCGTATGAATTGGAGTGCGGTTGTCGGAGCAACAGGCAGATGTAAAATCGGTATACATGAATATACAAGCACTAAAACAGGTGAAGTCTTAAAATCCAATGAAATCAAAAAATTCTATGAGCCGACAGGAACACAAGCCGAACCAACGCAACCACCTGCGTCGTCATTTACTCCGGGAAGTTTTTAAGGCGGTGTAATAAATGGAATTAAGACCATATCAAAATGAAGCTAAATCAGCCGTTTTCCGTGAATGGGAGAACGGCT